GTACTAATTATGTGGTTTCAGGCGATTAAATTAGCCGTCTCTGCAGGAAGTAAAATTTACGCTAACAAACAGAAGACGAAAATGGCAATGTCTGATGCACAATTGATGCATGCAGAAAAAATGGCTCGTGGTCAAGAAGCTTACCAGGGTAAATTGCTAGAAGCTCGTCAATCAGATTGGAAAGACGAGGCAGTTTTGATAATTCTTAGTTTGCCCGTGGTGGTGCTCGCTTGGGCAGTCATATCGGACGATCCAAGTGCGATGGACAAGGTAAAATTGTTTTTCGAAATGTTCTCGCAGCTGCCGTCATGGTTCACAAACCTGTGGATCCTTGTCGTGGCGTCGATATATGGTATAAAGGGTACACAGATTTTTAGAAACGGAGGAAAAAAATAATGGGTATATTTAGTTTTGTAAAACCGGGTAAACAAATTTTTAAAACTATAACAAGTGTTAAACCAAAAGTTAATAAAACAAAATTAGATAAGGCTAAAAGTAGATTAGCCATTGCAACTCAAAAAACAAAAGCCTCTGGTGCAAAATTAAAACAAACTTTATTTGAAAGTAAAAATAAAGCTTTCAAAGGAAATGATTTTACATTTGCAACTACTAATAGAAAAACTAAATCTAATACTGAAAAACTAAAAGGAGATAAATAATGGCTGGAAAACCAATAAGTAAAAGTAAAAACAAAGGACTAGCAAAATTAGCTAAGTCTGGAGCAAAAGGAAAAGCCCTAGCAAAAAAATTTGGATACAATCCAGATAGAATGGTTGCTAGAAAAGGTGGCAAAGCTATGAGAAGAGGTGGTAAAGCATAATGGCAAAACTATGCCCTAGAGGTAAAGCTGCAGCAAAAAGAAAGTTTAAGGTATATCCGTCCGCATACGCAAACATGTATGCATCAGCAGTTTGTTCTGGTAAAGTCACACCCGGTGGTAAAAAGAAAAGAAAAAAAGCTATGGGTGGTGGAGTTATGGATATGACTAGAATGAGATACCTAAAAGGCGGACAAGTATAATGGCAGAATCAGAATTAATAAAAGAATCTAGAAAAGCAGCTCTGAGAAGAACTGATAAAATGTATGAAAAAAATAAAAAGAAAATTGAAAGTTTAAAAAAAGATTATAAAGACGCAGACTTTACTGAGGATGATTATATAAAAGGTAGAGATAGCACTATTACTGGAATTAAAAAAGATATTAAAGGGACTTTAAGTCCAAAATCAAAAAAACAAAGATTAAATAGAAAAAGAGTAGAATTAGAAAGAAAAAATGAAAGATTATCTAATTTTCAAGATAGTTTAAAAGACCCTAAAGTGGTTAAACAAACAAAAGAATTTGTTAAAACAATACCAGAAGCTATGGGTGGTTATAAATCTGGTGGAAGAGCTGGTTTTAAAGCAGGATCTAAAGGTTGTAAGTTAGCTAAAAGAGGCAGAGGAAGAGCTTACGGAAAGAATTCGTAATGCGAACATATTATTCAAAAGGTGGGGGACTTAGAGAATGGGTCAGACAAAATTGGGTCGATATTGCAAACAAAAAATCAGATGGCTCATACCCGAAGTGTGGAAGAAGTGGTGGCGAAAAAAGAAAAAATTATCCAAAATGCGTGCCTATTGCAAAAGCAAGAGCGATGTCCAAAGGGCAGCGTGCGGGTGCCGTAAGAAGAAAACAAGCCAAAGCAAATACAGGCCCTACACCTAGTAGAGCTGCAACATTCGCAAAAAAAAAGAAAACAGCATAATGAGAAAAAATTTTTCAAAGGGCACTATGCCTGCAAGAAATAAAAAAAACTTTAGACCTACAAAGTCTGGAGCGGGCATGACAGAAGCCGGGGTCAAAGCCTATAGAAGATTAAATCCTGGCTCTAAACTAAAAACAGCCGTGACTGGTAAAGTGAAACCAGGATCAAAAGCTGCTAAACGTAGAAAATCATACTGCGCAAGATCGCTTGGACAATTAAAAAGAGCGTCAGCTAAAACAAGAAATGATCCTAATTCAAGAATACGACAGGCACGGAGAAGATGGAAGTGCTAAATGTCAGATCCTAAAAAAGGAACAGGTAAAAAACCAAAAGGTTCAGGAAGAAGATTGTATACGGATGAAAATCCTAGAGATACAGTTAAAATAAAATTTGCAACACCTGCAGATGCAAGAGCAACAGTTGCAAAAGTTAAACGTGTAAATAAACCCTTTGCACGCAAAATACAAATATTAACAGTGATGGAACAAAGAGCTAAAGTTATGGGTAAAAGCCAAGTTGCATCAATTGCTAGGAAAGGAAAAGATGCAATTAGAAAACGTAATAAAACGACTGCTTAGATTTATACATACAAGAATCGAAGCATTATCTGTAACGGTCACATCGGGAGGTGTTGACACTATGGAGAAATATCAGTATATAATAGGACAAATAACAGCCCTAGAGGCAACTAAACAGGAACTCTCTAACCTGCTAGAAGATAAGGAGCAAAATGAAAAAGGAACAGTCATCGATATTAACACCAAACAATGATTTAGTTGGTGTAAAAAAATCAAAACAAGAACCAAAATTACCAAAACCTACTGGTTGGAGAATGTTAGTTTTACCTTTTAAGATGAAAGATAAAACTAAAGGTGGGTTGGTTTTAGCTGAAACAACATTAGAGAGGCAACAAGTTGCATCTCAAGTTGGTTTAGTTATGGCCATGGGTCCAGATTGTTATAAGGATAAGGAGAGGTATCCGGACGGTCCATGGTGCAAAGAAAAAGATTGGGTTATGTTTGCGCGTTATGCAGGCAGCCGAATCAAAATAGATGGTGGGGAGATGCGTCTGCTAAACGACGACGAAGTGTTAGCAACAATTGATAGTCCAGAGGACATCTTGCATGAGTTTTAATCATAGGAAGGAGTAACTATGCCAGACGAAGATAAAAAAATGGTTGATATCGATACATCAGGTCCTGATGCTACGGTTGATATCGAAGAAAAGAAAGATGAAGCAGTAATAGAACAAGCAGAAACAACGGAAAAAGAAACAGATAAAACATTTGAAAATGAACGAGAAACAAAATTAGACGAACAAAAATCAGATAGTGAACTTGAAGATTACAGCAAAGGCGTACAAGCTCGTATTGCGAAATTAACTCGTAAGATGAGAGAAGCAGAACGAAGAGAACAAGCTGCTGTTAAATACGCTCAAGGTGTAATGCAAGAAAAAACAGAATTAGAAAAAAGATTTAATAAAACTGATTCTGACTATATGAAAAAATTTGAGACTACTATCTCATCAGGAATGGAAGCAGCACAAAAAGAATTAGCTGCAGCTATTGAATCTGGTGATGCAAAAGCTCAAGTTGAGGCTAACAAAAGAATTGCAACACTCGCATTTGAGAGTGCAAAATTTGAAGCCGCTAAAGAAGGTAGAGAAATAAAACAGGCAGAAGTACCTGTTCAAAATCTCTCTCAAGGTAATCAAGTAAGTCAACCTGCTATGGATGATTCTATTAATACGGATCCTAGAGCTGAAGAATGGGCATCTAAGAATACGTGGTTTGGAACTGATAGAGCAATGACTTATACTGCTTTTGAGATACATAAGGACTTAACTGAAAAAGAAGGTTATGATCCTAGTTCTGACGAGTATTATGCTGAAGTTGATAAAAGAATCAGAGTTGACTTTCCGCATAAATTTGGTAATACTGAAAATAAGCAATCGACCGCCCCTGTTCAGACAGTGGCTTCAGCTAAAAGAAGCGTAAAGCCAGGTCGCAAACAAGTGAGACTCACATCGTCTCAAGTAGCAATAGCTAAAAAATTAGGTGTGCCACTCGAAGAATACGCAAAACAATTAAAAAACACGGAAGGAGCGTAACATGAAAAAAGACGAAAAAAATACTTCACGTGCGAATCAAACACGGTCAACTTCTGAAAGACCTAAAGTGTGGGTTCCACCATCTTCTCTAGATGCACCCCCTGCACCTGATGGATTCAGGTATAGATGGATAAGAGCTGAAGTCGTAGGATTTCAAGATACGAAAAACATAACTGGACGATTAAGAGAAGGTTATGAATTAGTTCGTGCCGAAGAAGTCGAAAACGCAAGTGACTATCCAGTTCTCGAAGACGGGAAATACAAGGGAGTGATTGGGGTCGGTGGCCTTCTTCTTGCGAAGGTACCTGTCGAGATCGCGCAGCAACGTCAAGCTTACATGGCAAATCGTCATGAAGAGCGAAGCGAAGCAGTTAACAACGATCTAATGAAGGAGCAGGATAGTAGAATGCCTATCAATATTGAGAGGCAATCTCGTGTAACCTTCGGTGGTACAAAGAAATAGTTTTATTTCTCGGGATAACAACCAATTCCCTATCATCGGATTAACTTAAACAACTATTGGAATAGGAGAAAACAATATGGCTAATAGAAACACAGCAGGTTTCGGTTTAGTTGCAGCTAACATGGTAGGTGGTCAAGCATCTGTCCAAGGTCAGCAAAGCTATAAAATCGATGCCGGTCATAACGCAAATATCTTCAATGGTGAATTTGTTAAAATTGATCACGGCGGTACTCAAGGGTACATAGTTGGTGGTCAAGGTTCTGCGGCGCAGGGTATTGGAGTTCTTAATGGAATTTTCTACAATGCGGCTGACACTTTAAAGCCGACATTCTCGAACTTCTATAAGCAACCAATTACACCGGCGAACTCAGAAGACATTGAAGCCTTTGTGATAGATAACCCTTTCCAGCAGTACGTGGTAGCAACAGATGCTGCAACTACACAAGCATCGTTCTTAAGAACGTATGACATGAACACATCAGCAGGAAGCACAACTACTGGTAAATCAAGCGCGACTTTAGACATTGGTGTTGTTGGAAACAACGACAAACAATTTAGATTGTTAAAGTCAGCTGAAGATCCAGAAAATGCTGAAGCAGGTGCGTTTAGATCAGTAGTAGTAATCTGTAACAAACACACGTATGTTCACCAATAATAGGAGTATATAGACTATGGCAATATCACGATCACAACTAGTCAAAGAACTAGAGCCTGGCCTGAATGCACTATTTGGGCTGGAATATAAAAGGTATGAAAATCAGCATGCTGAGATTTATACTAATGAAAACAGTGACAGAGCTTTTGAAGAAGAAGTAATGTTATCTGGTTTCGGAAACGCACAAGTAAAAGCAGAAGGTGCAGGAGTCAAATTTGATGATGCGCAAGAAACTTTTACAGCGAGATACACTCACGAGACTGTAGCTTTAGCGTTTGCTATAACTGAAGAAGCTATCGAAGATAACCTCTACGATAGATTAGCTTCAAGATATACAAAAGCTTTAGCAAGATCTATGAGTAACGCTAAACAAGTAAAAGCAGTTGAGCCTTTAATCAACGGTTTACCTGGCGTTGGTACATTCAAATCTGGAGATGGCGTGGCGCTATTCGCGACTAACCACTCTACTCTTACAGGTCCAAATGTAGCTAACACTTTAGCGACTCAATCAGATCTTAACGAAACTTCGTTAGAACAATCGATGATTGACATCGGTAAAATGACTGACGAAAGAGGTCTTAGAGTTGCAGCAAGAGGAGTGAAAATGATCATTCCTTCTGAGCTTCAGTTTACAGCTGAGAGATTGATGAAATCTCAAGGTAGAACTGGAACAGCTGATAACGATATCAATGCAATCGTATCTATGGGTATGGTTCCGCAAGGATACAGAGTTAATAACTATTTAACTGACTCTGATGCATTTTATATCTTAACAGACATTCCAAACGGAATGAAAATGTTCACAAGAGCTCCATTAACTACTGCAATGGAAGGTGATTTCGATACTGGCAACGTTAGATACAAAGCTAGAGAAAGATACTCATTTGGAGTATCTGATTTTAGAGGTATCTTCGGTGTTGAAGGTGCGTAATCAGTAATTTTTTGTGGCGGGACACAATCCCGCCACATTAACTAAATAGAAAGGAAAAATGCCCACTAAAAACTTTAGAGTTCAAATTTTTGCATATCAACTACATGCTGATTTCATAATTAACTGCGTTGATTCTCCTCTAGACATTGAGAATGCTATCATTGACAGATTGGGAAAATCTGATATAAAATGGGAACATCTTGGAGAAATGAATGATCCAAGAATTAAAAGAATAACCTATGAGGAGGTTATCGATGCAACAACATCTGGAGACTCTTTACAACAAAAAGAAGGGTCTAGACCTAGAGTGGGAGCAGGAACACCTTAAAGAGGGTAGATATACTCTCAATATGGTTAAGATTGACAGAAGAGTCAGAGAAGTAATTAGCCATATTAAACTTGCTGAAGCAGCAAAAGCTCATCAGCAAAACAAAATAGATGGTGCCGCTCCTGAAGTTTCTGTAGCTACTTAATAAAAAAGCTACATCGTTGAATAAATTCAATTCACATTACAGGCTCTCTTGCGCTCTACTCAAATCTAGTATATAAATTAATCACTATACAATTAATCAGAACGTAGACGAGTATAGTCGACGGCCTAGAGACTGCGTTCGAAAAAACTAGGAGGATAATACTATGGCAAAAACATTGTTTAGAGGACCAGTTCTGCAAGGTAAATTTAACGAAGCAGGTTTAACTGGATTCAATCTAGAAAACAAATCAGCTAACTACACGGTGCAGAATGCAGATTCCGGTAAAACTTTTACTACATCTACTGATGGAATGGTTTTTACTTTACCTGCAATTTCTATCGGAAGAATATTTACATTTGTAAATACAGCTCCTGATGGAACTAACGCTATGACTATTAGCCCAAATGCTAATGATGGTATTTTGTATGCTGGATCTTTAACAGATAATAAAGATCTTATTAATACAAAAGCTACACAAAAAGTTGGTGACTTT